TTTCTTTGAGTAATCGTTCTTATCGAGGTAGTAATCAACTGTTCCGTCAGATTTCAGCATACAAGGGCGAGGCATGAAGAAAGCATTTTCCCAAGAGCCGTAAACAAACTTGTCATTAGTGTAGTCCATGTAAGCAGGTGTCATGCCTACTGCGTCCTCAAGGTAGGTAACTGCGTCATCTGCGTCCGTCTCGGCACTATCAATATGGAACCCGTAGCATATCTTCTTTCCGTCCACCTGATAGAGAGTGTCGCCTATCTTGAGAGTAGAGAGCGAGGCGGCGGGCGTGCCGTCAGCGTTACCTTCAACGTGTCCACTTATCTTATCGCTTGACCAAGTAAGAGCCGTACTTATAACACTATCATCAATAACAGAAGGCTCGTTAGCCGAAGGCACAAGCACCCAAGACGAGCCGTCAGAAACAAAAGTATCTCCCGCTTTTGCCGTCTGCCCCGCATATGTGCCGTCTGTTATGACGATATACACAAAACCTTCGTTAGAACTTGAAGCTGTAGGTAGAGTTGTTATCGTTCCGCCTGTGCCAAGAGTTCCCTTAAAAATCATAGGCAAGGGAAGTGCGTCTATGCGTTCATTGGCAACTTTGGCTCTCTTTAATGCGGCAACGGCAAGTGCAAATGTTGTATCGTTATCCATACCCTACCTCCTTATAACCAATGCCATGTTCCATCTGAGTCACAAATGCCGACATCGCCATCAACAGTTACGGCTGTGGAGCCAAATCCCAGTTCATAATCTCCCACTGTCAGCTCGTCCGTGACTTCCACCTTTGTGTCAGCGACAACAGTCGCGATCACTTTTCCACTCTCTGCGTTTCTCTGCTGGATTCCTACCATTCTAACTGCCATTTTCTTGATCTCCTTTGTATTTTTAATTTTCTGTTATTTCATAGATTAAGGTCATTGTGTGGTTCAGGTTCTTATCAACGAAATCCACACTGTTCAAGTTATATACTGTTGATACCCATGGGAAGAACGCATCCAGTGAGCAGGTCCAGTTCGCAGCTGCGGGCCTGTTGGAGTCCATCTTCATGATATTCGTTCCATACAGATCACCACTGTGGATGCCCTGAAGCAGATTGCCCTGCACGTGGTAATCGTTCAGATTCGTTCTGTACCACTTATCGTTGTGCCAGTAGAGTGCCGACGTGCCGTTCCTCAGCGCCTTGTAGCGGTCTCCGTTTGGAAGACCTATCCATACTCCGTTCTTATCTGAAGCGATCGGATCGTCACAAACTTCAGTCCATGACGAATCTGAAAGACCACACTGAACGACTTTCAACACGGAATTGACTTCTGCGACTGCATACAGATATGGAACTCCGTTATCGTATTCGATCCACATTCCGTCCTTAACATTCGTGGTAAAATCGACCAGGCTTCCCGCCCAGGTCGGGAATGTCAGCCCGGTGTAAGTCCTCGAATAAGTCGTGACCAGTGTGAAGTCTGATGGATCAATCACATAGTCAACAAGCTGATTGGATCCAACATTCACGAAGATATAGTGAAGCAGATTCCCGACATACACGACTGTCGTGTTCTCGAAAATGTGTCTTTCTGACATAGCATAAGGAATGCCACTCTCCATGCTGATGATGTGAGTGCTTCCGATCTGCTCCCGGATATCGAGGGAAGCACCGGTCAGATGCAGGATCTTCGTGTTGAGTGCATACTCTTCAATCTTGATCTCACCCTCTGTCGTGTCCCCTTCATACCAAACCTTATAACCAATCTCGCGCTCGTAGTCGATGACGGTCAGCTTCATGAGGTCATTTGACATCGCGACAGTTCCGTTTGAAAGAGACTCGTTCGCGAAAGTCATGGGAAGAGTCGGATCGTCTTCATAGTCGAGGTTGCCCGCGACCTTGAAGTGTACTTTTGCCAGATTCGGCCTGGTTAAACACACGGACTCGATATGTCCGTTTCCGTGGGTTTCGTTCCATCTCCACACGAACCTATATCCACCGGTTATCGGACCGGTCATGCCTGAAGAGTTATCAGCTGAACCTCTTCTCAGGTTGTTTCCTGTGTAAGCATCGTTGCCCGCCGTGGCGACGATCTCCGCATCACCGGCGACCATGCCAAAAGTGTCGCCTGCTGTCGGGTTCGCCTTATCAGTGAGGATGCAGCCACCGAACCAGTTCTGCGCAACGGGCATCATCTTCGTTCTATCCATAATGCCGTTGAAGTCGCCTCTTGAGATAGCCTGAGCAACAAATGGAGTGATGGTATTATGGCCCTCGATTCTTTTTATAACGCGGTCTGTTCTCGCGTCGTGCAGTTCAAGTCTAACGTGACCTTTCATTCTTGCTCCTCCTCCGAGGTGTCTTTGATCTTTATATAATTCGCCTTGCCGTCGAATTGATGAAGAGCAACACCGCCGTACCACTCGCCGATTTTTATGTCGTTAATCGGGAAGGAATCCCAATACGAGGTAATATGTTCCCACTCTCCCTCATGTCCTTCCTCCCATTCTTTAGGGACGCCTTGCGGGATTGTGGTGCATATAGAGTTCCAAAAGCCGTGCTCGTCTTGAGTGAATAAGATAAAGCCTCCGTCTTTGTTAAAAGAGACGCGGAGCGGTGTATTTCTCCAATCGCCTTCAAAGCGTCTTGATGCGCCTGAAATCTCCCCGATTGCCCGATGTTTCTCGTCAGAGTCATCGAAATAAATACGACCGAGAATATACACTATCATTCTGTATTTATTCATCGAGAACTCGACAACACGGGTACATTCGTGTGGCTCGACGCCTGGTCCTGACATCGTGATAAACCCGAACGCGTTGTCGTTGTCGTAGTTTTCCGCGTCTGTATCGAGGCTGAACTCGACCAAAAAGGAACGCCCGCGCAAATTGATCGTATCGTATGGATCTTCGCTCGAAAAATCGACATTATACAATTCCATGTCCCACTCTGACGGTGCCGGTGGAAGATTCCTGTTCGGGTATGCTTTGAAAAAAATCATCCTATTATCCTCACTGTTACAACCAGGTCATACGAGAGTTCCGGGAATGTCAGATTGAGGACTCCCGGAACAGCCTGCTCATTAGTCGGATAAACTCCGCGCGGAACTGTGAAATACTCAATGCAGGAACCGTCTTTGATATGAGGATCTTGGAAGAGGAGCGAAGTCTCACCTGCTTCCAAGGTCGCCTGCAACTTTGTAATGCACGAACCGACTATATCTTTTGGAGTCGTGCTATATGAACCATATGCACCGTTGACCAAGTTATCCGTCGCAAGCATCGAGGTCTCGGAATCGAGTGTCCCACTCGGGAGCTGATTAATCTCCACATTTGCCATTATTCATTCCCTCCTGATATAACAATATTGTCACCACCTACTGTGGCGATTCCGTCACCTGATACAGTCGATAGATAGAAAGTTTCCGTGCTCTGCTCTGTGGTGAGTGTCACACTCTCGGTCAGGTCTGAATTGAAGACAGGACCGGAAACGAGAGGCGTGTATTCGTCTGTAAGTGAAAGATATCCATCTTCTCCGCCTGTGGAAGCATCCATCTTCTGTCCCATTAACAGGGCATGAACATCGCCTGCCGCAATAGTCGCGGAACCTGAGTCGATGGAAGCTGCAACCTTGAATCTGTGAACGACTCCCGGAGCGACATTGACGAGCCAGTAGTCTCCCTTGAAGAGATGATATCCGTTCTCTCCATAAGTATTGATAGGTTCATACTCGATCAAACCGCCATCATAGTAGTAATGCAGTTTGACCTTCTGCGTGGTTCCATCAAGAGCTGACAGGATCTTCAGCTCGTGCCACAAGGTTACGGTTGTTTGGTCAGCTGTTGCGAAATAAATCTCATATATCTTCTTTTCTGTATGCGATAGCGAGATAGCATCTGCGTTTATAAACGGGTAATAAGTGATCCCTTGCGACTTGCTGTTCTTCGCATTTGAAGCGATCTGCTTCTCTTCTTTGCTCATTACGGTTGAAGCTGCCGGATTCTCTCCATAGCCTTCGATGACGGTGCAGTCCATCTTGATCGTGTAAGACATGATGACTCCGATAGAATTTGCACCGATGCCGCCCGTGAAGCGAATAACATCGCCAAGGTCATAGGCAGGATTCGGAAGAATCGACACAGAGAACGGTGTCGCGTTGAATGGTTCCAGCGAATCAATGACAGCCTGTCTCTGTCTATCAAGGTCCGCATCCTCACCGTACTGCAAGAATGGGTTCGTGCCGATCTTCATAGTCAGTCCGCCGCTTCTGGTATTGAAGTAGAGCGAAATGGTGTCATCGACCATGTTCTGAACTTCGAGATCTGAATAGAAACTCGTGTAATCGGAGAACGAAGTCGAATATCTCAACTTCGCGGGAATCTCGTCAGTGATGACCGATGTGTCCGGCATCGGCCTGAAGACCAGATATCCGGACCTGTCTATTGTGGCGAAGCATCCAACCGCAGCTGCAAGTTGTGACAGCATATCGCGGTAAGTCATGATGGACGAGCCTCCGACAAGTGTCAGAGTCTCTGTCCCGTTCGGGAGTGCTTCACATTCTGCCTGTGTCATTTCCAGAGTCGCGCTGCATTCAGTGCAGATCAGGGAAAGCAAATCGAATAAGCTCCCCGATGTTGTATTGAATTGAGCAGTCTTATCGAACAGGCTCATATTGTCGTAAGCCACGACTTTGAGTCCTGCATCGCTCCATACTGCCTGTTCTATCGTGAACACTCCAATCGGAATGTATTCGAAGGAACTGTCTTCAAGCTCCACACCGAACGAGATCGTGATGGAGAGTCCTCTCCAAGAGCCTCGGATGTTCATAGTGTTGGCGAATGCTTCCGTGAAAGTCAGGTCTAATTCGCCGACATACACGCCGCCAAGCTCGATCTCTGTTGCGGGGCAAAACTGATTCTTATAGACGAACGAATTGCGAATGATATCGCCATCATCGAAGGACGTGCCTCGGACGGTTCCTGATATCTTATGCGCCCGCGCGTTACTTGCAATCGCGGTCAAATAGTCGTTCGATACGGAATACATATCAGTCCTCCAAGTCTTCCAGTTTGAAGCTCACTTTGTAAAATCGAGTCGTCGCAGTCTCAAGAATCAGGTCAGCGGAATAGTTCGTCATGAAGCAGTGCCATGTGACAACAGCGCCACTCGCTTCATTCCATCGCTTGCAAGTCAGTTTCGAGGCGCGAGAGAGTGCGTCAAGTTTGCCCTTCTCGGTGCCGTCACACTTATAAGCTACGGACAGAGAAGGAATGCCTGTTCTCACCACTGCTCGAAGAGTTGTTCCTGCTTCTGAAGTCTTCAAAGAATCGACGTTCTTGAAGCTCTCCGAATATTTATCATTCGTTAGATCGAGTGTTATATTGTCGAGTTTTAGTGATATTACATTCGCCATGATTAGTTCCCTCTTCTGTATGTCGCGAGCTGGTCAGCTCTGATGAGGATAGTGTCGAGCCTCTCCTGTCCAATATTGACAGGAATGACGATATTTCCGCCTGTCCCGCTCATATCAGTTATCAGCTCCGGTGCAGCCATAGTCGGGAGTGACAGTGTCCTGTTCAGAGTCGCCTCGAGCTCAGGACTGCCATCTTCGATTCCTTCAATAAAGGACCTCACGAGTCCTGCACCGCCGTGGACATCCATGTCCGAGAGAGGCCCCTTTTCGGGAACCGAAAAGTGCAGGTAATCCGATATGCACGAAGCCAAATTGCTCGCTGCGTCGCTTAAATTTCCGAACATCGAGCGGACGCCATCGATCAGGTTCTGAACCATGTCGATGCCCCACTCAAGCGCGTTGGATGCGAGCTGTGGCCCGAGCTGTCCAAACTCTTCAAGCATGGATGTGATGAGTGTCGGGATCTCGGCGAGGATGGTCGGTGTTGCCTGGATGAGACCTTCAACGATTCCGAAGAAGAGGTCCTGTGCCGCAGCGATGATCTCATCAAGGTGTTCCATTAATGTCTCAGTTATCGTGTAGATACACTGAATTACGGCCGGGATAAGTTCAGGAAGTGCGTTGGCAATTCCTTCCGTAACGGCGATGATAATCAAAACTGCCGAATCGATCACGGTTGGTAAATTTTCAATCAAAAATTCGACCAGCCTGACGATGAGGTCTGCCGCCACAGGTGCCAGCTGAGGAAGGACAGCAATTATCCCTTCACAGATGGCGAACAGGACTTCTCCCGCGCCGCTCAGGATGGTCGGTAAATTCGCAATTAAGGCATTTGCCAGAGTTATGATGATCGTTGTCGCGATATTAACCAGTGTTGGAAGATAGGTAGAGATCAGGCTCGTGAGCTGAGGGACGATCGTGTCAAACACGGCTCCCATCTGTGTGATATCGCCGTTTGCCGCAAGGATGCCCTGCGTAAACTGACCGAGTAAGTCAACACCGCTGGTCCCCATCTCTGTGAGGATCGGGAGCAATATCGTGCCAAGTGCATTCTGTGCAGCCTGCATACCTGAATCGAGCTGATGCGTCACATCGTCAAAAGCGCCAAATGCTTCGAGTGTATCTCCATCAAGGATTGCACCCGCTTCCTGCGCTTGCTGTGCGTATTGTGCCATTCCATCAGATCCAACTGCTATGAGACTGTTCAAGTCTTGAGCTGACCGTCCGAAAATTTGCATGGAAAGTGCATCGCGCTGTGTATAGTCATCGACCTGACCGAGTGCGTCAATCAACTCCCAGTAAACAGTCTGCGAGTCTCTCAAGTTACCGTCTGAATCAGTGACCGCAACTCCGAGTGCTGCATAAGCATCGGCGACGGCTCCTGTGCCGTCTGCTGCACTGTTCATGCTTCGAACATTTCGTGCCATGGAAGAAGTCAAGGTCTCTGTTGAAACATCGACTAACTCTGCCGCATACATATACGCTTGAAGGTCTTCAGTGGCGATATGAGTATTCGTGCTCATGGTAAGAACTTCATCGGCATACGCACCGCCCTGTGCCGTGAAATTAGCCAGGGCTGTCGCGCCTTCAGCAAGTCCGCTTGCTATCTGGGAACCGATGGACAGAGCGATGGAACCCGCACCGAGCAAAGCGGAGGAAAACGCATCACCAAAGTCCGCACCGCCTGCCGAGCCCTGCGATGAAAAATCAACACCGGATAACTCGGAAGCGATCGTCTCCTGTGCGCCTTCCATTGATGGCACGATCGTCACATAGGCTCTCGCGAGTTCAATATTCGGCATATCGAATCAGCTCCTTTTCTTGTAGTTCTTTATCCACTCCCGGAGTTCTGACTTCGGGAGAGCACCTTTGCCGATCTTCTTGGTCTTGGTCTTGCCCTCGCTCCAAGGTCGCGGCATAGGTGTTATCTTTGAGGCTTTCTTGTGGCTGAATCCGGCACACAGGTTCGCATTGATCTGTGATAAAACATCGAATATATCTGCCAGAAGTGCGTTCGTCCTCAAAGTAGTAGCCCACAGTGCGGTGTCTTCGTGAGTTGATCGCCAAAGTGCCGAATCAAAGTTATTCGGAAGAGCTTTGACGAACGAAGAGAAAGCTCCCATCGACAGGGAGCTTCCAACTTCGCTTAACTCGATACCGGCTGAGGTTATCAAGTCATATTCAATCGCCTCTTTGTGTCCATTCACGAACTCGCAGAGGCTTGCGATTCCCCCAGGGAGATCCCCTGGAACTTCAGAGCGGCTTCCTGCCATGCGTTGAATAACGCGATCAGGTCTTCCACCGCCCAATCCTTAAATCCTAATCTCTCAAAGACTTCCTTCGGGATGATTGACTCATATATATCAATCAGCTCGTTAAAGACTTTCGAATTTGCTTCGAGTTTCTCTGAATTGCTCCCGTTACCCTTGATGATCTCCGTGAGCTTCGTGATATTCGCGAGCTTGTCATATAAGCCCGTCGGCATCGACGCGCCCATAGGGAGCGAGATTACTTCTTCGTCTATCTCCACATTGAAATAAACTTTCTTCTTCTTCTGGAACTTGAAAACCTCAGCCATTTTTCCGTATCTCCTTAAATCGTCTGTCCGTCATCGCAAACGAGTGTCCAGTTGCCCTGGATGGTAACTTCCCACTCGATTGCTTCGTCATTCTTGAATGTGACATCGCCAAGCTCACTGATGAGACCATTGGATGTGCCAAGAATCTTCATGTCGTCGCCGTCCTTCATTACGAAAAGGAAAGCAGCAGCGGCAGGCTTGGCATCCGTGTCGATCGTGAGGAGCTTGCCATGGTCCGCAGTAGCGGCGGTCTCGGTGACAGAACCGAAGATCGCTGTGAGTGCAGCCTTCGTTGTGTCCATGATCTTAGCTGAAACTGTTGCGGGATCAGCGCCGGGAATAACTCTCTTCGGCTGACCTGCCCAGTTCTTGAGTGTGTCGCTGTCGCGAGGTGTGAAAGTGATACCATCTGCGTCGATATCACCAACTTCTGTCCATGCTGTCAGATCATCACCCGGATATGTGGGGAGAGCTGTGTTAGCAGGTGCAGTGTAAAACATACCGGAAGCATAACCGCCTCCGAGCTGAACTTCATTTGAAGCCATATCGTTTACCTCCTGTTAATAGTTGTTTTCTCTTGATGTGCTACGATTCTTAATCTGGCGGAGCACATAGCCAGGTCAGGCCGAACAGGATCGCTCCCCCATGAGCCTGATGAATTAACTTCGATAAATCGAATCGCTGTTGTTTGGTCTTTTGCCACTTGTTTCAAAACACCGATCGCGTTTCTCAACTGTTCGTCTGCGTCAGCTGGTTCCTTCGCTCTCGAATCAAGAACGATGTCGAATGTGTCGATCGTGTTAGCGTCCGTTCCGCCGACTCTCTGAACTTCGAGAGACGGCACGGTGAACTTTGACGGAAGAGGTCGGCAGTAAATAGTGAAGTAGTCAGATAAAGCCAGTCTGACGATGTTCTCGATATCAATACTTCGTAATATTTCCATATCAATACACCGCCTGACTCAATACTTTGTCTTCCGCTTCAGCCTGTGCGCTTGCCTCGTCTGTGGTTCCTGCGAACGCGATGTAACGAGTCCCCGCCTTGACTGAGTGTGCCTGGAAACTATCAAGACCGCTTGCCGAATTTGCCCGTTCCGCGATCATGGTCGCCTTTTCAGTGACCAGCTGTTCCACTTCGGGAGAGTTAAGGAGCTGACGGAAGCCGTCTGAATTGAAGACTAATCTCACACTCATAGATCATCCCTCCCATCTCATCAAGTTGAGCTGGATGTGGGAACAGCGCATCGTGCCTGTCCAGATCCTCGGTTTTCCATTGATCTCGTAGGTGTTACCATCGAACTCGATGTGATCTCCGGCTTTAACATCCGAGTCATCAGGGAGATAGGCTGTCCATCCGTCAGATATACCGAGGATGCGCCCATCCTGCGACAAGGAAGTTGATGCCGGCTGAACAGAACAACCATGAATGTCAAAAGGTTCTTCGGTGTTTTCCCAATCAGGGACCAAAGAACCTCTCACATCCTTATATTTCGGTCTGATGACCGTTATTGTCTGATTAGCAAAAGAAGGAAGCATATCAATGACACTCCCTTCTCTCTTTCATTAAACTCAATGCGCTTATCTGCTGTCTTCTAAGACCAAGTGTCTTCAGATCGGAAGGCCAGAGTTTTATTGAACCACTTGAGTTGGGAAGGCTGAACGACTGCGACACACCGCCCGCCGCTTCACTGTATGAAGTTGCGGGAAGTTGTGTGCCGGGAGTGTTCAACTCTCTCATAACCACGTCACAAACTACACCCTTCGCCACATCTGACAGGTCGGGATCGGCAGTGATCATCTGATCGAAGTCTCTTCCGACCTTCTTGGCTTCAACACGAATCAGCGAACTGATGACAGGGATGAGCGCATTTGCTCTGTCCTGCTCCGCTTGCGTCAGAGGTCTTTTGAGACTCTGTATATCCGCAACAGTTGCATAGTTTGTTCCCATAGTTCACCTCTTATTTCTTCGTTGTTCTTCTTCTCTTTTTAGGCGCTTCGATCACTTCTTCTGTGGGGACTGTGGAAATAGCGGCAGACTTTTCAGCCTTGCCGCCTATCTTCTCCCAGTTCTTTCCGTTTAACTCGGAAGCCACATCAATGATCGCGCCCGTGACTTTGTTTCGATAGCGCATGATCATTCCGCTCCTTACTCTTCGATTCTTGCGAATGCTGCACCATCGAGGATAGCCCAACCAATCCATGCCTCTGTTCTGAGGTAAACCTGGTTGTAACCCTTGAGGTCCTTGCCGGAGTTGTCAGGATCACCGTACTCGATAACCTCGAGGTTGATGGACTCTGCATAGCCCCACTTGAATGCGTTCTCAAAGTCACCGCAATATGCGTGCTTACCGGTAACTGCGGAAACTGTGCTGTTTACAGAGGAAGGAACGCCCTTGATGGACTCAGGCTGTCCGCCCCACTGAAGCTCAGGATACTGAGATACGCCATTGACCTTGAGGCCTGCGAGAGCCTGTGCGAATGTCTTGTCGATTGCGATACCGTTGAGGTCGTAATCACCAAGAGCTGCAACTGCTGTCTCGACATTTCCTTCCGGATCAGGTGAGAGCGGGTTGTAAGTAATATCATTTACATCTGTGTTCGTGTCGAATGAGTTTGTTCCGATTGCTGTCGCAGCAGAACCAGTTGCGGGATTAACACCATGGAAAGCCATGATATCAAGACCACGAGCGACCTTCTTTGCGAAGCCCTCATTGAATGCTCTGAGATACTCGAGCTGCTTCTCCTCGGAGCAACGAACGAACTCATCAGATACTCTCTGGCCATACTCGATCTTGAGAGGAACCATTCTGATAACACTGTTTCCGCCTGTGTGCTCACCCTTTGCAGCTCCTTCGGCTACGAGATTGACTTCTCCATCGAGAGAAAAGGTCATGATGTCTGTACCGCTGAATGCGATAGGTGTCTGCTTTGCGAGCTTCGCGATGGAAGACTTGCCCTGTGCTGCTACGAATACTTCCCTTACCAACTCAGAAGGGAAACCTGCTGATGTGAAAGCCATAATTCTTTCTCCTTTATTAATTAGTTTTTATTGCGCCAAGAAGGGACTTCATCGCCGTTTTTGCCGGATCAGTCGATTCTCCGCTTTCTGTTGATTTTGTCGGTGCGAGAACGGTTCCCGCTCCAACGAGCTTCTTCAAGGACTCCGCGTCAGCTCGGATGGACTCTTCATCTTCTCCGCTGATTCTGGAAATCCAGTCATAAGACAACCCGACCTCATGAGCGATCCGGCTCTTCAACGATGTCGTCTCGTATGTTTTTACTTTCGCTGTGAGATCTGCGATCGTCTGCTCATCGTTCTTGTGAGCTTCCTTGTAATCACTAAATGCCTTGTTAGCCTCTTCGATTCCCTTCTGATGGTCTTCCGGAGAGATCCATCCTTTGAACCTGTTTTCAGCGGACTCCCGCTCGCGCTTCAGGCGATTCGTGATGATCTTGTCGAGCTCTTCCTGTGTCTCGATGGGCTTGAATTCTTCTGACATAATTTTGTCCTTTCCCCGATTTTGTCCGTTCGGTAACGTGAATTTATTAATAACTAACGCGCTGCTTCTTGACTTCTTTGTAAGTCGAACAGGCGTGAGTTGCTAATACACAAGACTCGATGAGTGCCACTTCAATGTCATCATCTAAAGTCTTGTAACCGTAACCGCCACCCGAGCCAATCGCACGGTGCTGACAGTTTGTGACTGATTGCCTCAATCCTGGCTGTCCACAGTGACATATCGTCTTCTTTGTGATGGCTGTTTCGAAGTCTGAGGATGCTTGAACAACTTCCTTAACCTTGCAAGCGTTCACGCCCTTGAGCTTTTGCTTTTGACACTCTTTGATAAATGTCTCGAGCCCGGAAGCACCGTCAACCAAGACCGTCTTCACGTTACACTTAATCAAGAAGTTGATTATCCAGTCATTTCCTTCGCGCTGGTTCCTGCAATCAATCGCTTCAACGAATATCCGGTCATCGTCGGTCTTGACCGCAACTGACAGACAGGCATTCATTCCATCGCAACCGAATTTGACACCTGCACAAAGAGGAGCCTTGATCTTCGGCTTCTCCACTTTGCACGCGTCCCACTCAGGTGCGCTTATCGCGGACTGCTGATTGTATTGGATCCATAAACCTAAGCGCTGGATGTTGAAGTCGATATCATCGCCGTTGATCTCGTCTCGAATGGTCCTCTCCGTCAGGATGGTTCCAAGAGACGGGTTCGTCAGATACCATGCTTCTTTGTCGTTGACATCCGTCTTATGATCGACTGACCACTCCGCCCACCCTGCGTTGATCTTGTTGCCCTGAATGGTGTCGTCGCGATAGTCACGGAAAACATCACCGCCGGACACCGCTGTCGGAGGCGTTCCACACATGATGGTCTGCGGGTTCTTCGATGATGATGTGACGTAGTTTAGAGCCGTCTGCTGCGCCTTGGTGTATTCCTGCGCCTCGTCGATTATAAGAAGATCGTAACCGGAACCAAGAGCGCCTGATGAGGTTCGTGTTCTGAAGTCTACACAGCCACCCGTTGACAAAATCTCGATTCGCTCTCGACCGATAGCCTTATAAGTAACTATCTCTACTCCGATCGCCTCGAGTCTTGCCTTCAGACGTTCCCACGCGATGTGGGCCGTGTCCGTCAGGTGCGCTGTGTGCAGGATGTGTTCTCCTGTGAACAGCCCCCAGATCTCGCGCATGGTCAGGTCTTCCGTCTTGCCATTTCGTCGTGGGACGGAATAACCGAACTTCGTGTGAACCCATAGGCCATCTTCAGTCGTGGCCATGATGTCATTAATCAATAACGCCTGCCATTCTTGACAGACGTTATTGCTCATATCGTATAACTGGACTGCTTCATCCCCGTATGACTTCTCATACGGCAATATGACAGATAAAGTCGGGATCTGATTCCCGACTTTAGTCATCTTTGATCTTTACCTCCTGTGGCTTGTCTCTCGAATGTAATTTCATAGTTACACACTCCTGCTTGCTCTCGCCCTTGCGAGCCTCTCGGCTGCTTCTGCGAGCTGTCGCCTTTGTTCGTCCGTCAAGTTACGTTCTGCATTACTCAATCGCCTGATTTCCGAAGACGGAGCAGACTGTGTCCGCCGCGTCTGGTCGGCAGGCTCAACAAATTGAGTGCGGACCTGATTATTAACTCGCTCCGTGTAACGCGAGCCGTTGCGCTCCGTCACGAAGTCGATAGTGCAACGACAGTTCTCGTGTCTTCTCCAAACATCGTTACCCGTTCCCCGGACTTCGTCATAGTTATATGTCCCGGCAACCTCACGACACCAAGCGCAAGCCTTAAACTCTGCCACGCGAATGACTTTCGACTCGATACCGACTCGACTCATCACACTCGCGTTGCTTCTTATTGATTCATCGACTACGTTTTGCGAAAAATTCGCAATTTGGTCGTAAAAAGTGTCTTCTATATTGGTGAATTCGGGATTTTCGCGTAATTCTTCGACCATTCCGTAACAGCGGTCCTTGTCAAACCTCGGTTCCACATACCGCATCCCGAGCTCTGCGTCAGCATTCATGTTTTCTTGAACTGTCCGGCAGGCTTCAGATACGATTGCATGGTCAAGACCGAGTGACTTCGGAAGAAGGTTCTCAATATCCCAGTCTGCTATGCTCGTTTCCGGCGCATACTCTCTCAGGACACGAGCAAGACATTCACCCACCCGTGCCGCATAAGCCGAAGCGGTCGAATATGTCCCGCGTCCTGAATTAATGAGCGCCAGAAGGTTTTGAGCTCTCGTATCTTCCGCGAGCGCATCCAGGAACGGACCTTTGATGTCTTCGTAAGTAACCATCACTCAATACCCGTCAGCCTTCTCATCCTCGATTCGTCAATATAATCGGGGATGGCAAGATTCAACTTCTGGACTCCATCACCGATGGCGCTAAGCATCTGCGCGTCAGGCTCGAACGTGGGTTTCCACATCATCTGCGTTTCGAAGATGACTTCGCGTCTGTAGTCTTCGTTGTCTCTCATGCAAGCGCCAATATAGCCGACATTCTTGAAGCCGACCGAGAAACATCTCTGTGCCTTGCTTGCTGCAAGCCTCAGATTCTCGTGTGCCGCCTTGATTGCTTCTGCGCTTGACGGATTACTCGTGACGAATCCCAGATCATCAAGAGTCAGTCCCGTTTCTCCTGCGAATAATGAAGCCGTCGCCTTCAGCTGTTCAACGTGGGGAGCCATCGAAGATGCTTGGAACTGTCCGAGTGTCGGCTTGTCTCCATCCTCATCCTTCGAGAATGTCAGCATCGCCGACATTGTCGCCTGCCATTTATCCATAACGTCCGCATCAGGACTCACGCCCGTCACGTACTTCTGCGGGAATGAATAGAACTCTGACGAGATTTCCATTCTCTTCACCGTTCTCATCGCGCTTGCTGAGTATTCCATACAAGCACGAGAAATTCTCGAATGACCGAACGGTCTTTTCGCGTCAGGTCTGTATATGATCGGGACCAGTGAGCAATATCTGGACTTGAATTCTTCGACCAGAACGGGATCAGTCTCGTCCTTCTCGTAATACTCAACACGGCCCGGTGTGAAGTACGCCCACCTTGTCGGAACATCCTGATCGTCTCTCTCCAAAACTGCATACCCTTCAAGGAGCAGCTTCGTGAAGTCGTCGATGATACCCGTTGCGTTGGATCCATCAATGATATTGAACCGCATTTTCGTCTCTTCTTTGAACTTCTCGCCTCGTGTAATATGCACGAACGCGCATGAAGTTATGAGTGAAGACAGGATTGCATCATCAAAGAAGATGTCAGGATTGTTCAAGTTAAACATCTCCTGCATCATGAAAATATCGTTCTCAAAACTGTCAAACTGGAGACGATCGGCAAGGTTATCAACGGCCTTGGTACACCATCCATTGACCACTTCGAACCAACGAAGACCTTCCGGAGTTGAAATTCCAAGGTCGTGAGCAGTCTGCTTCTGCTCATAATATCTATAACGGAGAAGGACTCTCCTTCTCTTGAGTTCCAGCTTTTTAGCCAGATAAGTCATCCCCTTCATTATTTCCCACTCCTAATCTTTTTGATGATATCGTCAGCACTTGGACGGTCTTCTGACACGGACGCACCGGCTGCATCCATTATCTTTTGCATTGTCTGGATTGCTTGTATTCGCACCGCCGGAGAGGTCTCCAAGTCGTCTCGAATAGCGATCAATGTCTGAATGTTCAATTCAGTTTCTTTGTCGAGCTTAATCATTGTCTTCCCTCCCGGGGTTTTATAAGGCAATATGTCACA